GGATCTTCACCAAACAATCTACCTAACATACGTAATTCTGTTTTTAAACTAGAATGTAATCTTTTATGTACTGCACTTACTACTCTCGCGCCTTTTTCTAGGATAGCAATCACTGAACCTACTGGCATTTCTTGTGATTTGTTACCTAACATATCTGTAGTGCCAATAAATTTTTCTGCGGCTCCTACTACAAAGCCCATAAGTTGAAATAATGTGCCTGATGGTTCTTTATAAGGTAAAGGCATCAAACTTGTACGTAAATCACCTCCGGGAACATCAACATCTCTAAATTCTCCAGGTTTCAATGGTTCAGCATCGTCTGCTATACGCAAACCTCGTGCTTTAAAGCCAGCTGGCATATTTGAAAGTGTACCAGCATCAATTAATTGACGTAAATTTGCTGTAGCTGTACGAGATAAGTTGCCAAGTAAGTGAATTAATCCAAAACCATAAAAACCTAGTCCAGGAGTAAACTTATATTGTACAAAATGTTGGATTTTTTCTTTTATAGGGTCGTTTTCTCTATAATTACGACGTATTGAAAGCACATCTTGGGTATCATAACACACCGTTACTATGTACGGTAGCTTAATTCCAGTAGATTCGCCATTTTCGCCTGTATCTTGGTAGCCTTCTAGGTCTAAATAGCAGTGACATTCGTATAAAGTAAATTGATTTTCGTATTCTGTTTTACTTACGCCTTCAAGTTCGTCATATTTATCTTCAATGTCGGAAGTTTGGTCGTCCATACCACCTTTTATTTCTATATCTCTGTAAAAACCACTCACTTGTAGCTTACGCAGTTCGTTTTCGCTCATTTTTATGACGTGTGTTACACGTTCTGCTGACCGTAAATCGGTTGAAACGTATGGTACAAGTACATCTTCGGCTGGTACAAACTTACTAACTGGTCTTTGTAGCGCATCATCGCGGTAAATTTTCTTAAAGGCACTACCAGCTAATCCCAAGTAGTATAACATTTGGTCAAACTCGGGTTCGTATTCTTCCATTTCGTACATAATTTGATAATTCATGTAATCTTGTACGCGTTGAGCTTGTTGTTCTACAGCTTGGTCTGATATACCTACGATGTTTGCTCGGACTGGTCCCGTTGCTGGTAACATTTCCTTATATGCGCCAGCTTGAAACTGCGTCACAGCTTCATTTAATAATGGGTGTACTACCCCTGTTGCACCATCAAAAGGTTCTGTACGATTTTCATAACGTAAACCTAACAAATCTAAACCTTTAGTGTACCCATCTTCCCATTCTTTACGGCTATTTTTGTCATCTTCTGCAGCATCTAACACAAAACGTCCTGCATCATTAAGTACGTCGTCATCTAATGTTTCAGCTAGGTTGCCATAAAAATCTTCTACTTCGCGTACTTGTACTTCGGTCTCGCCAAAAGTTACTTCTACGCCACCGTCCTCATTTGGTTCTACTTCTAATTCAATTTCTTCCCCAAGGGTTTCTATATTTTCTTCTGGTTCTAAAGATTCTGGTGCTTCAACCAATGCACGATCTACTGCGGTTGGTCGGATTAATCTAGTGTTTTCAGCCATCAGTAATACTTCCTTCTATTTACAGTTTGTATAATATCTTCTTCGTAATCTTCTGGGTGTGTAATAAAGCCACCTTCTCTAAATCTTCTCAACGCTTGGGTCACGGTATCAACATAGTCATCGTGTTCTCCAGCTGGGAATGCAGCACACTCTTCAATTACTTCTTCCGCCCATCTTGTATCTGGAGCCCATACTAACCCACTTTCGAACAATGGTGCAACTGAATTCACACGAGTAAATTTATCGCTACCTCTACTTGGGCTATAATTCATAACGGGAATACCCATGTTCCGCAGTTCTTGAGTCAATGGCATACCTGACGCTTTTGCTTCAATCAGTACACATTCTGGATCCCAATATTTATATTCTTCAAGTGCTACTCTACGTAATTCTGGAAAGTCCCATCTATCACGTTGGGCTGCTAACAGAATCACGTTTAACGGTCCTGATTCATTTTCGTAAAAAACACCCCACGTTGTTATCGCAGAATAATCCGCATTTGTTTTTTTACTATACGCAGTATCATAACTTTGCATCACATATTGTAAACTCGGTAAATCTTTCTTTTTCCAAGTATTCCACCATTCTCGTTTTAAAATAGCAGATTGTTCACTGGTTGGATTCTGTTGCCATTGTGCTTCCCACTTGCCAACGGATAAAGAACCTTTTACCGATAACAAATCTTTCTTATCCCAAAACTCAGGCCATAAAGGTTTATCCGTTTCGGGCATCAAAGCAGGGAACTCTATCACTTCCCATTTGTCCGCTAATATATCACGTGCTTGTTGTTTAATCAACTTACCAGTTAAATCGTTTTCTGCCCAACGAGTCATCACAATGACTATTGCACCTTTAGGTTGTAATCTTTGTCGCGGTCCTGAAGTATACCATTCGTACGCATTTTCCATTGCCTGTGGGGAAAGGGCATCTTGTTCAGAATGTGGGTCATCAATAATTAACAAATCCGCACCACGTCCAGTAACCGCACCTCCAACTCCCGCTGCAAAATATTCGCCGCCAGATTCCGTTTCCCATCGACCAGCAGCTTGACTGTCCGCACGTAAATTTACTTTTTGAAAAATTTTCTTGTATTCTTGTTGGTTCATCAAGTTACGCGTTTTTCTACCAAAACGGAAAGCAAGTTCAGCGGTGTGTGTTGTCTGCATAATTTTTAATTTAGGTTTACGTCCCATCAACCACGCTGGTAATAAGTAACTGGCAAATTCGGACTTCGTATGTCTCGGTGGCATATTGATAATTAAACGATTTATTTTGCCCTCTGCGATTTCATTAAATTTCTTTGCCATTTTTTTATGGTGGCGTCCTTCAATAAACTCTGGCCATACAGCTTTACAAAAAGTCATAAAGTCGGTTCGTGATGCTTCTGAATCAGACATTTGTTTATGTCTATTGATTAAGTGTGCATAGTGCCTGAGTTTTTCATCAGGGATTGTATCGAGGTGAACACTCATAAGTTTTGTTATATATCGAAAATTTTATTTTGACAATGAACCTAATCGTTTTTTACGGTTTTAGGGGGGTGGGTGTCCATAAGTTTTTTCCTCTCGAAGATTTGTCCAAAACAGGCTTCGCAAGACAGAGCTTGCTCAGCACACCGCCAAAATTTGGGGGGTGGGGGGTAACCGTTTTAAAGGTAGGGGGCTAATTGCCCCCCAAGTACCTTTTTAAGCCTTACTGTTTATTAGTAATTTGTATAAAGCTAGTACCCCAGCTTTTACTACTTTGGCTATACCCACCGTTTAAAAGTGCTAATACACAAGTAGGGTTTGTTTTAGTATGCCCCCATTTAGTAGCACTAGTTAATATATGGTTTAAGTTAAAACTTGTTTTAGTAATATTAAAATTACCATAAGTTTTAGCGTGTTGTGGGCTTATACCAAATATGCACCAATTTTGCACAGCCTTGCGTACGCCCCCTAAATTACTAGCTACTTTACCTTTACCACCTTTATTGCCAATAGCTGTAAATTGGTTATTGGTAATATTAGTAGTGGGTAAAACTTTTACATAAGCATTGGCTAATTGCCCCCCACAATGGTTGTTTATAAACTGCCAAAACAGTTTACTATTTATACCAACGCCATTGTTATTAGTAAAAGTTAATGTTGCACTTTTTACAACTGTACTTGTTGTGTTTTTGGTTTTTGCATTTTGCATTTTTACCACCTTTTTTTAAGTTAAAAAAATATACATATTTAATGTATACAATTAATATATAGTATGTATACAAAATTACAACCCCCTAATTTTAAAAAAAGTAAAAAAAGTTAAATTAATTTAAAACTGTTGTATTTTTGCCACATCCTCCAAAAACACTTTTATGATCTACCTTGATCTATTATGATCATTATCATTATACTTCTTATTATGCACATTCGTTTCCTCAGCGATGCTCTCTCCCTCATGGAGTCATTCTAGAAATTTTGATCTACCTTGATCATTACCCTAAACTTAAAAAAAGGGGAGAGCGTTGACCCTCCCCGATGGTTAGTTATTTTTGGACAACTAACTTGACGTACGGTGTACCCCAGAACTTGGACGATGGTGAGTACCCACCGTTAAGTAGAGCAAGTAGGCAAACAGGTTTAGATTTGGAATGCCCACCCTGAAAAACTGTTTTACCATTTTTGTCCGTAACCTTTTTGGCGGACACGTTTAAAATAGTAGACAATTTAAAGTCACCCTTGAAACCACGTAACATCCAGTTTTGTATAATCTCACGTGTACCACCCGGACGACCATTGTAACCGAAAGGGACAGGTTGTTTGTCCTTTAGGTTTACATTATCAAGCGGTTGTATAAGGACATTGGCATACTGACCACCAGCATGATTGTTAACAAAATCAACAATATCCTTTGGGGTAATTTCCTTGTCCTTGTTTGCTAGTAGTTGTGGACTTTTGATAGTGGTTTGCTTTTGAGGTGCAACAACCTTTAATGATTTTGACATATTGTAACTCCTTTCTAAAGTTGTTATGTCGTTATAAAAACATACAGTATAATTACTGTATACATTCACAATAGCAAAAGATTAATCACAAAACAAGCACTAATTTATCAATTTGAGAAAATAACTTATATGATCTATCTTGATCTACCTTGATCAAAGTTGATCGCACCATTAACCTTGAAAAAATACCGCCATGATCTACCTTGATCGTGAATGGAGTGACAAGCACTTTTTTCTCAAATTTTATCAACCGATCGGCCGCGATCCATGATTCTTGTAACGTGGTTCTCAATGTGCTAGAATAAATTTGATCAGTCTCTCGCCCCAGAGTGAATCGTAATTTTCACTCCAGTCCGCGGTCAATGGCTCTCTGTGCATTGCCAATTCTTGCGCTCTCCCGCCCCAAAATAAATTAACAGTACGGGAGGAAGGATGATCAACCAAGTTCCAGACTTTGCCGCCATGATCACAATACTGGATTTGCCATGATATTTGCAAAGGCGATAATGAGATAGACTTTAGTGACTTTAAGTTATTAATCTTGAGTTCAACCCAAAAGGCGTACCCATTTACGATCCCATGTAGATCAGGTACTCCTGGGACTGCCCAAGACTCAAGGCGTGTCCAATGCACGCCCTGATCCAAGGTGGTCTTTTGCAATCTTTTCCAAAACTTACTCTCTGGTTTGCTAGGCATTTAACCTCCATATAATATGTCAACCTTACTTGGGTCTTTTGGCTCAAAGTATTGCCACTTACCCATATCAGTATTATATAAGTATACCCATTCAGCGTTGCAGTCCCAAGCAGTTTTTACTAGAGTATGTAAACCCACTACTTGAGTACTAGGCTGATTGTAAAGTTTTGCGTCAGGTTCTATGGTAGATCTGTCACCTTCTACCATTAAATCCTTAACCTTATCAAAGTTATTATAGTATGCTTTGAGTTTGCCTAGCATATGATCTGGATAGCCATCCCAATGGCAGTATACTGTCTCATACACATCACCTAAATTTTTGTCTACTGTTTTTACAGTAATTAAAGATCTTGTTGCCATACTACACCTCTCCTATTAATTTAGTAAACTCACGTAACACTTTCTCTTTGTTACCTTTTAAGCCA